CATATTGAATTAAATATTATTGATAACGATGAATTATTTATTGTTAAAAAAGAAATTTATAATTTACCTGAATGGCAATTAATGTTAAGGCGTAAAATTAAATTATGAAATACCAACCACTAACTTACACAATTAAAATTAAATAAAAATATTTAATAAAATAAATTTGCATAGTTAAATATTTTATATTACCTTTGTTTCAGTTAAACAATTAGAGATATGAAAACTTACTTAGTATTCGCAAAAACAGAATCAGGATTTGAATTTGTAGCGGTAAAAACTTCAAATAAAAATGAAGCTTATAAAATTGTAAAGAGTGTTTATCCAAATGCTCAAAAAAGAGTTATAAAAAGCAGTTGTGATATAGATTTTACAAGTTGCAAAAGAGTTTAAATAAAATGACAACATCACAATTTATTAAAGAAAACTTAAACGGTGTCAGTGCATACCGTTTAAGTCAATTTACAGGCATTTCTACTTCTTTGCTAAGTTGTTATATTAATGGCAAATCAGAGCCAAGCGTAGACAAATTAAAGTTAATAGTAAAAGCTTTAGATGTTCAGAATAACGATATTTTAGATTTTATAAAAAAATGATAAACGAAATAAAAAAATTTAAAACAAAACCCAGCGTTAAAAGAATTAATTGCCTTAGGGTTTGAAAGTATTATTATTAAAAGTATTGATAATTAAATTTTATTTACTACCCTTACAAAATGAAAAAAATAATAGATTTTTATGAAGAAGTGTATTTTAAATGGCTTATAAATGACCTTATTAAAATTTACTTATCTTGGTATATCAGTGATTTTAAAAAATATACAATAGTTGGACATATTTTTATGGGAATATTGTTTTTTTTTATGGGTTTACCTATTTTTATTTTAAGTGCAATAGTTGTAACTATTGGAGCGATTATTTCATTTCCAATAGTAGTAATAATTTATTTAATATCATTAATTAAAATAAGAAAATGAAAACAGAAATAGACATAATTGAATGCCACAGCTTAGTGCTAGAATTTCATACTAAGTTTAGGTTTAAAAAGCAAACAGCAGAACAAAGGTTCGCAATACTTAACGAGGAATTAAACGAATTTCACAATGCAACTAATGATATTGATAGGCTGGATGGATTAGTCGATTCACTTTACGTTGAGCTTGGAACGTTAATTAACTTTGAAGGAAACATAAATGATTTTGATGATAATTTCTACGTTGTTTATAACCGATTTAGCGATTTCATGGGAGCTTTCAAAGAAGTTCACCGTTCAAATATGAGCAAAAGTTGTAAAACATTAGATGAAGTTCACAAAACTATTGCAGGACGTGAAAATTTAACTTATGAGTTTGTTGATGGAATGTACTTTGTGAAAGATGAAAATATGAAACTAATTAAGTCGGTTGATTACAGTAAAGCAAATTTAGAACCTTATATTTAAAATTATGGGAAATAAATTACATTATAGGGAGTTGATGATTGGGAATTATGTAAAGATTAATAATCCAAAACATAGACCAAATGATAATGGTAGATTAGCTATAACATTAGAAGTTAGACAAGATTCAGTATCATTACAATTAATTAATGATGAATGTGGTATTAATTCTTTTGGACAACTACTTGAGTTTATTGAAGGTGTTCCACTAACAGAAGAGATTTTAATTAAGTGTGGGTTTGTGAAAAAAAAGCAATCAAGCCCAGAATATTGGTTTAAATCAAGTAATAAGAAATTCACTTTCTGTAAGTGGAAAACAAATAGCTATATAAATTTAACTAATTGCAAAGGTTTAAGTGCTGATATACATTACATTCACGAACTTCAAAACCTATACTTTACATTAACAAAACAACATCTTGAAATTAAACTTTAAAAATCATGACATTACATTAAAATTAAAACGGCTTGGATATTAATTTATTCAAGTCTTTTTTTTATATTTGACACAAAATGCAACAAAATGGACGCTAAAAAGAAAACGTTTATAACCGCTTTACATAATTGTTTTGGTAATGTTTCAAAAGCTTGTAAATCGTTAGGTATTAACAGAGCTTGGTATTATAATAATATTCAAACAGATGATGAGTTTAAATTAGAATGTGATGAAATTGACGAGTATATTATAGATACCGTTGAAAATTGCCTTTTAGACCAAATAAAAGAAGGAAACTCAACTTCTACTATTTTCTACCTAAAAACAAAAGGGAAAAAAAGAGGTTATATTGAAAAACAAGAGATAGAACATAGCGGAACTATCGATCAAAAAGTAACTCAAATTAGAGTTAAAAAGCGTGATGAATGATGTAATAGAATTTGATAGCGACCTATTTAATGACCTTTATTATCATTTAGACGATGATTTTAACAATAATGATATAAGGTTTATTTTTGCTTATGGTGGGTCTTCAGCTTCAAAAACTTATACAGTAGTTCAATTATTGATAATTAGAATGTTATCAATAAACGAAAATACGATGATATTAAGAAAGTACGGTTGTGATATAAAGGATTCTATTTATTCCGACTTTCAAAAGATAATTACAGAATGGGATTTAAACCATTTATTTAAGTTTCAAATCAATTATATTGAATGCCTTAATACAGGCTCCTATATTCGTTTTAGAGGTTTAGATGATGCAGAAAAGATAAAAGGATTAGTAGGCTTCAAACGTGTTGTTTTAGAGGAGATAAGCCAATTTGATGAGGAAGATTTAAAGCAAATAAGAAAGCGTTTAAGAGGGGAAAAAGGGCAACAGATAGTAGGTTTATTTAATCCAATTAGTGAGGATCATTGGTTGAAAAAATTGTTTGATAGTGAGAATTTAACCGAGATACAAACCAATACAAACATTACAAGTAAGCACGCAAATAATAATTTTGTTGTTTATAAAGTTACTTACTTGAATAATCATTTTATTGTTGGTCCACAGTTCATTGATAAGCACACAATAGCAGATTTTGAAAAAGATAAAATAACCGACTTTAATTATTATCAGATTTACGGTTTAGGTAATTGGGGTAGATTGCGAACAGGTGGCGAGTTTTGGAAAAACTTTAATACCAATAAACATATTTCAGATATTGCATACAATCCTAATTTGCCTATACATTTAGTTTTTGACGAGAACGTAAACCCTTATATCACTTGTTTAGTGTGGCAAATAGCAGGGAAACAAGCCTATCAAATAGACGAGATATGCTTGGAAGACCCACGCAATACGCGTAAACACGTATGTAATGAATTTATAGCAAGATACCCAACAACACAAGGACTGTTCATTTATGGGGACAAAACAAGCTGGAAAGCAGACACAGGAAAAGAAAAAGGAGAAAATTTCTTTACTGACATTCTCGGTTATTTAAGAGATTACAAACCATCTTTAAGGCTTCAAAGTGTTAACCCTTCAATTGTCAAAAGTGGCGGTTTTGTGAATCAAATCTTTGCAGAATCAATTGATAATTTAAGCATTTCAATTAACCCAAAATGCAAGAAATCAATCAATGATTACACTTACGCTTTAGAGGATTCAGACGGCACGATTAAGAAAACAAAGGTAAAAAACAAAATAACAGGCGTAACATTTGAGGAGTTCGGACATCAAAGTGATGCTTTGAGATATATCATGACAGTAGCATTTGCAAGTGAATATCAAGATTATCTAAACGGAGGCAGAAAAATAAATTTCAAAACAATTTCAATAAAATCAAAAAATAAATTTTAATTTAATATATTTGCAAATATGGGATATTTGACTAACACAGACTACCTTTTGCACGTTCAAGATACTAATTGGCAACAGCTAATAAGCAATAACACTTTAGTGCAAAAACAGTCAGAAAGATACGCACAAGCTAAGATAACAAGCTTTTTAAATTCAAAATATGATTGTATAGAGGAATTTAAAGACACTACTACATTTGATATTGCTAAAGTTTATAAAGCTGATAGTTTAGTGGTTTATAATGCTGAATACTACTTTTTAACACCAACGGCTGACCCATACGCCTATAATGTTACTTACAAGGTAGGCGACAAAGTGTATTATCACTCAAATATTTATACTTGTATTGTTGAATCAATAGGAGTAACGCCAACCGTTTCGACATCTTGGACTAATGACAACTACACTATTACAGGCGTATTGCCAACAGATGCAACAAAATGGACTAAGGGCGACAATAGAAGCGTATTGATCTTTAATTGGTACGTTGAATTAGCTGTGTTTTATGCTTATACTCGAATATCTCCAAGAAATATCCCACAATTAAGAATCGACCAAAAAAATGAAGTGATAGAGGATTTAAAAAACGCTCAAATAGGAACTTCAATAAACCTTTATGATTTACCACTATTGCAACCGTTACAGGGTCGCTCAATTAGATTCAATTCAACACCTAAAAATATACTTTAATGGCTTGGTACAATAATTTCATTAAGAAAAAAGAAGCTGACAAAACGGCTAATGTATCAAATTACATTCAAAAGACCTCATCAAATAGAGTTCGCCAAGAGTTAACTGCATTGCGTGAAGCTCTAAAGGAGGCTGAACAATATGACGATAATTATAAGTTTCGTAACAAAATGCAACTTATTTTTCAAGATATAATCTATGACGGTCACATTATGGCGTGTATGGCTTCGAGAAAGTCGCTAACACTTAAAAAAGAATTTCAAATCCAAGATTCAAAAGGTAATCAGTCGGAAGAATGGACTTTATTTTTAAAATCTAAATGGTTTTATGATTTTATGGAATTGGCTTTAGATGCTCAATTTTTCGGGTATAGTGGGGTAAATTGGACAGGAATAAGCGAAAACAAACTAACAGGAATTAAAGCTATTCGTAGGGATTCAATCAAACCCGATACCAACGAAATATTGAGAATGCCATATTCTTATGAGGGAATTAATTTTGAAGATGAAAAAATAAAAGATTGGAGTTTGTTAGTTAAAACAAACAATAATTTAGGTTATTCAAATTGTGGTTACGGGTTACTGTTTCCTTGCTCTGCTTATGCTATTGCGATTCGTAACAATTTAGGTTTTAATATAGATTTTGTTGAAAAGTTTATTATTCCTTTTGTCGTTGCAAAAACAATGAAACACGAAGGAGATGAAAGGGATTTATTAGAGGAGGGCATAAAAAATATGGCTTCGTCAAATAGTGTTGTATTAGACCCTAACGATGAAATAGAATTTATAGAAAGTAAAAATGCTGGTAGCGGTTATAATTCCTTTGACAATTTAGAAAACAGATGCGAAAAGAAGATAAGTAAAATTATTCTCGGTCATGCTGATGCTATTGATAGCACAAGCGGTAAACTTGGAAGCAATCAAAATGAAGCCGTAGAAGAAGCTTTAGAAAATGTAGAGATAGTTGACAATAATTTTATTGAAAACGTAGTAAATGACCAATTATTTGATAAATTAAGGGTATTAGGTTTTAATATCCCTAAAGGTTTTAAATTTGTTTTCTTAAATACTCACGAAAAAACCGAGAAATTAGAAAATGACTCTAAAGTTAATCAATTATTTGCAAATGTTGTCAAAACGTTAAAAGAAGCAGGTCACGATGTAGATAGTAAGTTTATTGGAGAAACTACAGGCTACCCAACGGCTAAGACATTACAACCTACAAATGTTAACCCTAAAGAATTAAATAATCTTTATGGATTATAGCAAAGAAATATACAACGGTTCAATTAATAGCTTTAATCTACCTGAAAAACTATACCAATCGACGGCTTTAGAGCTTTTGAAAGGTATAGAGGAAGGCTCGGGAGCTGATTATATCAACTTTGAGTTTGGAAAACTTGGGGAGCGTACAGCGATGGCATTAAGAGAAAACGTATATTTATTTAGTGGTGCAAAAACATTTAATTATGTTTTAAGTACAGAAAATCTACTATTAGGTTCGGACGGTCAAATTATACCGTTTAAACAATTTGAAGAATTAGCTAAAGCAAACAATGCTTTGTATAATAAAACTTGGTTAGAGGTTGAGTATAATTCAGCACAGATACAAGCAAGTAATATAGTAGATTTCAAAGACTTTCAAGCAACAAAAGACACTTACCCATTCCTAAAATACGTTACATTTAAAGATAGGAATGTAAGTGAAATTTGTAAACGTCTAGAGGGAGTTGTAATGGCTACAGATTCGACGTTTTGGCATACTCACAGCCCACAACAGCATTACCAATGTAGATGTAGATTAGAACCTATGACAGATGGCGTAGAAACGAAATTGAGTACAAAAAACTTGATTAAACCAAATCCATTATTTAAAAATCCAGCAATAACAGAACAAGTGTTTAATAAATCACACCCTTATTTTAATGTAGATGCAAAATATAAAGCATTTGCAAAAACTAACTTTGGTTTTAATATTCCGACACTTGAAAAAGTTTAAAATAAAAAACGAAGCGATTAAAAAGCGAATAATGGATTTACCTAAAGTAATTTCAGTATTGGCAAAAAGTCACTTTGATGGAAACTTTACAAGACAGGGATTTGATAGTGAGAAATGGAAAGAAGTTCAAAGGCGTTTAGGTAAAGGTAAAGGTAGGGATTCAACAAGGGCAATACTAAGCGGTAAGACAAAGAGATTAGCAAAAAGTATTTATATTAAGTCAGCTAATAGTAGGCGTATAGTTATAGCAAGTAGCTCAAAGTATGGAGCTATTCACAATTATGGTACTAAAAAAATACCACAGCGTAAATTTTTAGGATATTCACAAGTTTTGAATAAAAAAATACTAAATTTGTTGCGTAAAATAATGAAATGAAACAGGTATTAATAGATTTAATGGCAAGGATTGAAACCATAGGCGACTTTTTACACGTAGCGGTATGGAATAACCAATTAGACGATGACGAGCAGGCGTATAGTTTACCAGCTTGTTTTATTGAGATTGAAAACAATGCCGATTCTATTCAATTAGGGGGAGGGTTTCAACTTTATGAGGTGGTTGTCAATTTCCATATTATACATGAAAACTATAATAATGTTTATGACAATACGAGCCAAGATTTAATAATCTATGATCTAAAACAAAAGGTTTATGAATCAATACAAGGTTTTGAGCCTACAGGTTGCGTAGCGTTTGTAAAAATTAACGAAGTTCAAGACGATAATCATACTAATTTAGTTCATTATCAAATGGCTTTTCAAACTAACATAGTAGATTCTACAAAAGAGAAATACAATAAATTACTAACAACTACACCAACAACTTTAATAATAAATGGCACGTTCAATTAGTCAAATTCAAGCACAAATTAAGTCAGAAAAGGCACTACATACCGAACTTGACCAGATAGACCTAAATAGTCTTGCAAGCGTTGAGAATCTTTGGATATACATTACAGCCGTTTGTATTTCTGTTTTTGAGCAGTTATTAGACGTATTTAAAACGGATATTGAAACAATAGCAAGCAAGGCAATACCAGCTACACCAAATTGGATTCAAAAAATGATATTCAGTTTTCAATATGGCGATAATATTTTATTAGATAGTAATTTAGCTTTTTATTATGCGGTTGTAGATTCTACTAAAAAAATAATAACACGATGTAGTGTTTTTACTTCAGCAAATAAAACAGTTCAAATAAAAGTAGCAAAAGGAACAACACCAACGGCTATAAGTGGATCAGAAAAAACAGCTTTATCAAATTATTTAAGTGAAATATTGCCAGCAGGGGTGGGATTCAATTTAATATCTATTGCAGGAGATTCTATAGAAATAGGAGCAAATATTTATGTAGACGGTCAGTATATCGACACCATTAAAACAACAATTATAACGGCTTTAGAAAGTTATTTATCAAACCTTAGTTTTGATGGGAAAGTAAAGGTTTCAGCTATTCAAGATACTATACAAGGAGTAATAGGGGTTAACGATGTAGTAATAACTTCAATAAATGTACGCAATACAAACCAAGCCTACGGACTTGGTACGGCTTTAGTGACAGATTCAAAAGTATTGAACAAAGATTACAACCCTTTTGCAGGTTATATTATACAAGAAGTAACGGCTTCACATACATTTACAGATACTTTAATTATAATCTAATATGGCAATATACGACTTTAATTTAAGTACATTTATTGAACAGTTAACGCCTAAATTTTATTCGTTTGATGCTAATTTATGGTGGCAAAAGAGTTTATTGAAGCCTATTGATTGGCTTAAATTAAACTTCTTTGATTATTACGCTAAAGGTTTAAGCCGTTCTCTTTGGAATATTGCAACGCCTTATATTGTTGGTAATATTGTTAGATTTGATGAGGGTTTATATGAATGCTTAATATCTAATACAGGACAAAGTTTAAATTCTGAATATTGGTTAAAAATACAAGATGACAGGATAGGATTATACGATAGAATGAATTTTAAGAGTAATAAAAAAGTATTTGAATATGCTTTA